TACCCCTCTTTATTTTTTTCAAAAACAAAGTGCTAGAAAGAATACTAGCACTTTAAATTAATGCTGACGCAGTGCATCCAACAAAGACCACCGCAAACCCATACTATTTTTTAGGCTCCGTATAGGTATGGTTAACAACTCCAGGAGCAAGCAAGTCAGCCATGCTTTTATAAGACCTAGCTTATAACAAAACGGTTAATCAGACGAGACCAAAAAAACGAAAAGTTTTTATTTAATCTCAGAAAGGAGGAATAAAAAAATGTTAATTTGATCTTTCCTCAAATCCATCTTACACCAACCTCACTGCAATTTTCAAGTACTTTTACTATTTTTTTATACTTTTTGTGTACTTTTTTATTCATTTTGGATAAATACCATATATTACTTATTTTATTTATATTTGTTAAAACAACAAAAAAACACCACCTCAATTAAGAAGTGGCGTTATCATTTTACATTAATTTATTTACTATTTGTTGTATTACTGATGGGTCATACCCTGCATTAGATAAACGGTTTTTCCTGTCTTGTCCGTTGCCCCATAAGCCTTGAATTACTTCATGAGCGATTGTTTCGTTAGATTTGTTGGTACTTGTACTTACTCCTAATAGTTCATTAACTTTCGCCTGTACACTTGCGGCATCATAACCAGCATTAGCTAATGCGGTTTTTCTATCTTCGCCATTACCCCATTGTCCTGCAATCACTTCTTTTGCAATATCTTCTATTGATTTTGTTGTTGGTGCAGGTGTAGGTGTAGCACCTAATAGCTCATTTACTTTAGCCTGTACAACATTGTAATCATACCCAGCATTTGCTAGATTAGCTTTCCTAGCTTCTCCGTTGCCAAATTCGCCTGCAATAACTTTTCTAGCAATCTCTTCAACGGATAGTGTAGTATTTGATGTATTTGTGTCAACTGTGTTAGATCCACCTCTATAGTGTAGCTTCTTAACTTCTTCTAGTGGAAAATTCTTACCAGGACAAGCTGTTGCCGATACGTCTTTATGTCCTTTGATATATATTCCATTACCATAGATTCCTTGGCAATATTGAATCAACCATACTAGTGCATTGTATTGAGCATCATTCATATAAGTATCTACATACTCAAAATCACCTTGACAACAGATTCCTATTGTTTTAGCGTTGTATGCAGTGCAATGAGCACCTTGATACTCTAATCCTCTACCTTCATAAATTGTACCATCTTTATGGATATAGAAATTATATCCTATACCATTCCATCCGTTGGTATTAGTGTGATAATCATGCACTTGTTTTACAGTCCAATTAGTCGCTGCGGGATGATGTATTAATATCCCTTCTGTTTTACTTCTCTTTGTTCTAGTTTGCGGAAATACTAACCCTGCATTTTTAATTTCGTATGCCATTATTCTACTACCTCACTTTCTTCTTTTAATTCTGGTAATCCTGCTACACTCATTAATAAAGATGTAACCCCAGCTAATAGCGATGCCGATACTACTACTTCCCAGTTGACTTCACTAATAATTGCACTAGCTCCAATTGTTCCTACTGCTGTTTGTGCTACAGTTTTGATTGCTCTTACTCCAGCACATTTAATCCAATACTTAAAGTTTTTCATAATAATTCATCCTTTCTTATTTTATTTTTAAACTTTTAATATCATCATGCATCTTGTCTATCATTCCATTTCCACCTAAAGCATGATAGCTTTTGTACATTAAGATAAAGTTTTCTAATCCGTGAGAAGAGATGCTCTCTTCTTTCACATAGCGATCGTGATACTCAATCATCTTTACACGTAAAAGGCAACAAATTCCATCATCTGTTGCCTTCATTTTTTCTTTGTTTTGTCTCTTTAGCTCCTTATTACTTTTATTAAGACTTTGTAATTGATACCCTAGATATCCTGTCGCTAATGTTAGGATATAAGGATAAATTGTTATAAACGTTTCTTGCACATTTAATCACCCTCTTCCAGCAATCCAATTCTAAATAACCATTGCTCCAAAGTTTCCGTAGGAATGCCATTATATTTAATTGATTCTTCTTTATAGATATTCTCGGCAAGTGCTTGATCAATATTTAAATAGTAACTAATAAATGGTTTAAACCTTTCACAAAATGATTTTTCCGCCTCTTTAAGATATGTATCTTGGATTTGCCATTCCTTTTGATGTAAAGTGAAATAAGTATACATAATCATTTGAGTAACTTTATAATATAAAGAACTTTCTCGCCCTCTACGCTCCAAAACGTGATAACTTTTAGATACAGCTTCATTAAAGATTGGAATACATTTAAAAGTATACTCTGCACCATTAACTCTAGTGATGCTATTTTTTCGCCATCTCCAAACGTAAGAAACGAGATTCTGTAGCATGCGCTTATTATCAGTTAAATCAAAAGCGATACCTAAGAAGTAGCTATCTTCATGAACTCTTAAGGTATCGTCAAAACGGATATCATAATTTCTTAGGTAACTTGTGTTAAACACTTTTCCATGCATCCAGGTCGCATCTAAATTGTGTGATACATATAAAATATTGCCGTCTTCATCTTGTAATTCCTCCAGCCACGGTGATGTTATAATATCTGGTTTATTTTGGTATATCTCTTGGATAAATGTGCCTAGTACACCTACATTATGCAAAATATCGTCGGCATCACAAAACATGACATATTGCCCTTTGACACGATCTAACCCATACTGCCTAGCGACACCTGGACCTTTGTTTTTTTGCATATAAAGCACTTTAATATCTAAATTAAAAAACAGCTCTAGAAAGCTGTCCGCTATTGTATTTTGATTACCATCGTTTACTAATATAACCTCAAGTAAATCAAAATTGATTCCAATTTGACTATTGATACTTGACAATAATGGAAATATATCTTTTTCTTTTTCTTCGTAGAATGGTACCACAATGCTCAATAATTTATCCATTTAATTGCTCCTTTAGATCCTCTACTTGGTTTGACAACTCTTGTACCGCTGATATTAAAAAAGGCACTAACGTTTCATAGGACATACTATATCTATTCTCTACACCCTCGGGTAAATCGCCCATTTCATCATGTAAGTTATCATTTACGATATTAGCATAATCACTATCACCGTAAACATCTTTTAACGCTTCGATTACCTTTTGAGCTTCTAACCCCGCTCTACGTCTTTTCCCTTTTTTGGAGCCCTTATCATGATTATCTTTATCATATTTGTATATTCCATATTTATTTCTTATCTCTAGTTCTTCCTCTGATAATTCTTCATCTGGCACATTATACAGGTCTCTACCATTAAATACGTAGGTCACGGGATTTAATTTATTAATAAATTTAAGACCATTGTCCACTTTTTCAAAATCTGCTTTATCTCTACTATCTGAAGTTACCGTTAAACTTACCTTTGCAGATAAAGATGCTAAATATGTCGCATTTCCTAACTGCATGCCATTTGCTACACTACATATAGCATATCGTCCAATAGCAACGGAGTTGTCTGCTGATGCATTTGCAGCTGCTCCAATAGCAGTGGAGTTGGTTGCCGTTGCATATGCACCTGGTCCAATAGCCGTAGCGGAGTTTGCTGATGCCTTTGTAGATGGTCCAATAGCGGTAGAAGAGGATCCTGAAGACTTCGAACCGGAACCTATAGCCACAGCAAAAGCATCACCTGCATTCGAAGTACGACCTATAGCAATTGCAAAATTTGGCATAGCCTCAGAATGTTCCCCTATTGCTATGGAAGCGTAGTTATTAGTTTTGGCATTATACCCAATCGTTACATTATGATATGCAAGGGCACCAACAGAAGAAAGTTCTCCAATTGATATTTCGTCATCATCTCGATATACATAGTCGCTATGTGTGTGGGCACTAGTAGCCGCACCTAATGCCGTCAAGGCAGCACTTGCAGTTGTCGCGCCTGTACCACCTCGTGTAATAGGCAAAGTTCCTGCAGTTGCTGTTGACACATTTAATGCAGTTACATTAATAGCTACATTTGCACTACCGTTAAAAGCCGTTGCGGTACCGGTGGCTCCACCCGTTAAACTAAAATACCTTGCAGTAGTTAAAGTAGCTACGCTTGTTGGAGATGCAGGCAGAGTCATAACTCTATTTTCTAATGTGCTAGTGTGTCCATTTGTATCTCTAACAATATAAGGCACATTAAAGGTTCCGCCATCCAATAAAGTTACATCTAAAGTAGGCCCTGCAGATGCCGTTGTATAGGTTGGGTGCGTGTATTTATTAGCGTTTGATTCAACACTCTCTAATTTAGTTTTTTCTGCAGTGGTATAATCATTTGTAGATAACCCTTTGCCCGCTACAGCATCTACCTTAACAGTTAAAGCCTCAGTGGCTAAATCATATGCCTCATCCCATAGATTGGCATCTGCGGGTTTTATAATCTCATTTAACTGCCTATCATTTTTTGGCATTAATACCCCTCCTTAACCAAAAATTCATGGTGTATGATAACGTCACTTAACACTGGTATATAAACATCTGATTGGGCCAGAACATTACCATCAATGTCTAACAACTTAACATTTACTATTTCTTCAATTTGATCTGGTTCTATTGTGTATTTGATTATTAATGAGTTATCAATAGTCTCTTTATATAAATCTGTAATTTGTAAAGTATCATTAATTAATGCTTTACTTATTTCATCTGTGGTAAAAGCAGCTACTCTATTTATCAACTCTGACTTAATACTATTTTTTGTTGGCATTTTTATTTCACTCCTTTCTAGTATCGTCCGAAATGGCAATTGTCCTAATCTCCAGTAACCTAATTTATAATTATAGATACTTTCATATTTGGCTACCAATTCAGATAGTTGTATGGTCGAATAAACACTCGGCATATTAATAAAAATCATATTCGCTGGTTTAATCAGATTGAGCGTTACCCGTAATTCTTGATACCAAAATTGATTCGTTGATGCTGTCTTGACATAGATGGTATAGCTATCATAATTAATAGATAGTTCGTATTGATCTTGGCCAATAATGCCATCTAACTTCTGTCTGAGGTAGCCAGTAGTAAAAGGAGCATTCATTGCTAAACGATTAATAACTCTAGCTTTACGCTCGTCTAACGTCTCGGTATAAGGGTTGGCCACAATATTCAAAAAATCTTCGTATTTTGCTATTCCCAACTCATCACAAGTGAGGATAAATTGATTATACTTGGCTTGCTCATCTAAACTACATAATTCCTCAAATAGTACATTTTCAGCATCACTCAATTTTTCAAATTCGTAGACCCCATCATAAATCTTAGGATATTTCATTGAGTTTCACCTCTCCTAAAATTGGAATTTCTTGTGCTGTTGCTTTTTGAGTTAGAACCCAATCATTTATTTGATTGTTTATTTGCGTATTAGCAACATTCGCAATACCACCAATTTTCAAGATAACGGCGGTTATTTGACTTACATAAACAACGCTATAATACTTGGCATCCTCATTAGGTTTACCCCAACCAATTCTTAAATCATTCAAGTATGATTCTAGAGCTTCTGTTATTTGATCAATCACCTGCCCAATAGTATATCCCTCCAGAAGCTTAACATTGGTGTTTATGTTAATTGTTACTTCAGTCGGTGTAGTAACGGTCACATAATGTCCTATTGGAGCGAGTCCTAATCCTGTACCGTGGCTGTTTTCTGGGTCTATGGTATTCTGTACGACTTTAATAAAATCGCTTGTACAAGCTCGATATTGACTATCTACAATAGACAATAAAACAGTACCTCCACCATTCCATACTGGGTAGCATTGTACATCACCAACACCCTTGATTGCTTTCGTTTCCTCTCGATATTGTGCAATGTTACCTCCAAAAGACCTGGTGTTGACCGAATCTAAATAACGTGCTCTTAACTCATTATCTGTTTCTTCTTCTGAGCCTGGTTGTATTAAATCATCCATGTAGGCATTTGTTAAACCATTAATGTGTGTGATAGGTAATAATTTTCCAATATAGCTATTGCCCACAGTGCCTACTGTCTCACATTCGAGTTGATACGTCCCCGACTGCTCGTATTTATCTTTCACGTAGTATATTAATGCTTGACTAGGATCACTAGCAACTGTGCTAAATCGACTGCCTACATCAATTGTAAATGGTGTGCCGTCCTCTGCAGTAAATGTACCTTTTTTTATCGCAGAGCTTGCTGGATAACGAGTTAACCCTTGTTCTGCTACTTTGTAATTTAGATATTTGCCTGTGGCTGTTAGTATATAAGCATCCTCGTAAAAATATCGTAAATTAAGGTAATATTCGGCAAGTGCATAACAAGCAGGAGCCAGAGCATCATAAATGATACTCCCCTCTCTTGTGTCTATTGTATTAGGCACTTCTGATAGTGCTAAATTCAGTAAACTCTCATATGTGTAGACTTCTAGATGTTCTCCTACGCTCATAATAGTACCTCCTTAGTTAAACTAAAAAAGCCATCGTAACTATATACATCAAAGGTTACAATTAGCTTATCATTGTCGTTCTTTAAATCAAAATTGTTAACATCAGATATCCGCTCATCCTCTAACAAGGAGTCCCTTATGTGATGTTCAATAACGGCTTTAACATAATCAAATTCTTTTCCTAGTAGTGTTTCTAGGGAAACACCATAGTCTTTATAAATTTCGTAGGCGTATCGTTCAGTATTTAGTCGTTTTATGACTGCTTGATAGACAGCCTCGAAGCCGTCTACCAATCCTACGATTCGTTTATTTTTGAAATCCAACTTGTATGTAAGAGAGGGTTGCAAGGCTTCCTCTTCTACTAATTTTATTTCTGGTAACATCCTCTCACCCCGCTTTACAAATTATAAAATACATTTGTCCACCATTCGCTCGAATAACTACTACCTTATCGTTAACCGCTAAGCCTTTCCAAACATCAAACTGATAATACCCAGCTTGGCCAGAGGCAAAAGAACTGACCTCATGACTGTGACCACTTTCTTCTGCAACTGTCACTTTAGCTTCTGCAGTGATAGTGCTTGATGGTTGCCCATTTTCCTTTATGGTTACTCCTACTGTTGGAGGACTACTTCCTGCTTTTGCTTCTTGCGTTTTGTGACTAGGCACATTATGGGTATGGTTAGGAATCGTGATTGTTTTGGTAAAACAAAATGGCGATTGCACAATAAAAGACGATGTGATTTCTAGACCACCGTCATTGATTCTGATTTTTATGGGGTTAGTGCTTAATACTGTTGCAAAGAGTAAATTACTCTTATCCTGATCAGGATTTGCACTTTTGGAAGCCTCTAGTATCGTGTTTAAAAGATCAGTAGCATCTATCGTCATGTTAGTACCCTCACAGTCAAATCCATAGTATGATCGTTACCGCTCCACTTATGATCGCATTGCGTTATGAAGGTATATTGATTGCTTTGTATATCCTCATTTTTTAAACGATCAATGCCAAGGACAAAGCCACTTCCAGCTCGTAATCGCAAATCGCCATTACAGGTTAATTTGAGTGTCTTACTAGCACGATTATATAACTTTAACAACTGATCTGTTTTTTCTTTTATTTGTGCTTCATTCAAATTTTCATTTACACTTTCATAATATTGCAATAATCCCCATTCCTTAATTGTATTGCTGTCTCTAGCAATATAGACGTCTCTCTTAGATGTCTCAGAATTTTCTTGTGTAAGCTTGATTTGGTTATATGTATCTTTATCAATACTAGATTCATAAGAAAAGCTATTCAACAGACTTTGATCACCAATAAAAAGGTTAGTAATATGTTGAGATACTGCACATAGTTCTAAGACTCCATAATTGTCTCTTACATAAAACCATTCAGTTGTACCAATTAGCGTTTCATCAATAGCCTTTTTCATCATCTCATAATATGATTTATTGTCATGTACAACAGCTGGCACTGAATATGTACTGTTGTCGATGATTTTATACTTTAATCCAAGACCACTACATATACCTTCAAACAGTTTTGGTAATGTAGTTGCCTCAAATACCTTTGAATCTTTATTTTGCAAGTATCGCATACTATCATAACAAGTGATGGATATAGTTTCAGACTCTGTAATTTTACGAGTAAAAACATAGCCAAGAAACACATTTTGACTATCTACTTTAAAGGATACAACAGATCCTTCTTTATATAAAAAACCCACATCTAAAACTTCAAATGTGAGCTTTCCTGGTGTATCTTCCAGATAGGTTGTCCAAGTGACCGATGACACAATTTGACTTGCATCAAGGGTGCTTCCTGCAGTGTTTTGTATCAGCAATTCTATACTCATAATCTCACCACACTATCTGCTGTAACCCAACCACGCCACCCACCGTCAAGTAAAGTGACGTGATAAGGACAAGCTCGACCTTTAACAATAAAATTAACTAATCGAGTCGCATTTACCTCTGTAACACCTGGACCACTACCATAACTATCTCTGTGTAGTCGTCCATTAACTCGAACAGTACACCCTATCGTGATATCTTGGCTAGTTGCACCAGAGGATCCACTAGAATTAGTTGTAGTTTTAATCACATTTGCTTTATTGCTAGTCAATGTCACATTAACTGATTTAGCAGTGTAGTTCTTAAATTCTTTCAATTTCAATTCATAATCAATATCGGATGTACCATATTTGCGTTTATAACCAAAACTTTCGATAGCCATTGACATATAAATATCAGTATCCGTAACGATAAACAAGACTGGTTTTTTTGCCTTAATAATTTTACTAAAAAATGATATATAAAATTCTGGTTCTTTAAAGCTTCCTTTCGTTACTACATAAGGAGCTACTTCTGCAGGTAAAAAACTTTTGAGTGTAATTTCTTTTAATTTTTCAGGATTAAGTAAATTAATCTCTCCTAACGAAACTATTTCTTTTGTTTTGTTTGCACCATTACCTTTTATCTCTAATTCTTGGGGATTGACAGGCATTTGTATGACTGCCCCATCGTACTCAAAAAACACTCTAATCATAGTATCACTCCTTATGTTAGATTGACTGCAAGAGATTCTTTTACAGCTTCTGTTAAGGCATCAGCTATTTTTTGTGCATCTGCAGTTTCGTGCACATCACCAAAATTAGCATTAACCTGTACCTCAGAAGTTGTGTATTTATTGACATATTCTATCTCTGCAATATCTCTTAAGTATTTTAAATCTTCGTCAGCAATCGTTACATCATCCTTAATCGATCCAACACTTCCCACATTCCCTACATTACCAATATCACCAACATCAAAGGTATCATCAAATAATGCATTGTAGTCTCCGATATCAGTCATTGTATTTTCATAGTCTTTCCCAAAGTTTAAAAGGTCATTCATAGCGTTTTTGATAGATTCTGCACCATTTTTAAAAGTATTGAACCCCGCATCAAACGCATCGTCTACATTGATACTGTTTTGTAACTCTTCCAGCTGATCCATATACGATATGTATTCGTCAGAAGTTTCAATATCTATTTTCATGGCTCTAACAGTATCTCCTATGTTCGATTCGATACCTAGGTCTAACCCTAGCCACTTAAAGAATTTGGCAAACTTATTAATCACAGAATCCACACCATCTGCTAAGGTTGCGACACCATCCAATATCGCATTAAATGCATTAATAAATAACATTTTTACCGCTTCTGCTGGATCTCGAAAAACGTTAGCAAAAAATTCCGCAATCATGACAAATGGAGTTGCTAACCATAACACTCTTTTTGCTATAAATGCTACCACTGCAAAAATAATACCACCAACCAGACCAGCTGCATCACTAAAATAGATTAATGCTGCAACAACTGCAATTAGCCCTGCAATTACCCAAGTAGTAGGACAAGCTGCTATGGCAGCATTTAAGCCTCCTTGTGCAAAAGCAGCTAATACTATATTAGCTATCCACGAAACTAAAAAGGAAATTGCTGATATAACAGTTGGTATAACACTGTTTAATATAATAGCTGATAAAATAGATAAAACCCCAATTAATACAAGAGCATTATCTTGTATCCAAGTAAAAGCATTAGATAGTAGTCCTATCGCATAGCTTAATCCATCAGCGACTAAACCAAACACTCCAATCATGATATCTAAGAGTGGTTGTATTGTTTTAAAAACTTCAGATATTAATGTTCCTATACTTACTATTAATGGTGCTATCTCCTCTAATACATGCATTAGTGTTTTAAACACGCTGATAACAACACTAATCATTGGCTCTAAGTCTCCACTATTTAGTGTTTTTATTAAAGTCGCATTTAATTGTAATACGGCAGGATATAATCCCTTTCCTATTTCTTCTTGGATGTCTCCTAAGAGATTTTTTGTTTGTGTTAAACTTCCTGTTGGAGTGTTTGCCATTGCCTCAGCTAATCCGTCCCATGACTGATTAATCACATCTGCGATAACAGCAACCTTTTCCATATCTGTTCCATTTTCAATAATTTCTTTTTGTGCATCTGATAAAGCAAAACCTTTCCTTGTGATACCATCATAAGATCCTTCCAGCACTTTACCTAATTGGGTTGCGTAGTCTACCGCTTCTTTGTAGCCAATATCAGAACCACCTGCCATTCCTATGGCATAATTAGAAAAAGTGTCCATTAAATCGGATACTGCTTGTGCATCAGCTAGATAAGTACTTAGTTCCGCCGCTGCCCCTATGTACCCCTCATCTCCAATAGTAGTAGTTGTTTGCAATGATGAGGCTTTCTCTAAAATATTCTGGTAATCATCTAACGAATTACCTTGATTCTGCATGACTACTTTTAATTGGGTGGTTGCTTGTAGCTCCGTGTCATAGGCACTCAAAAATTTACTTACCTTACTTGCAACAGATCGGATTGCTGAAAATCCCTTTTTTACTAAATCCAATCCAGCATTCACCGCAAGCAATTTCATCCGCCAGTCATCTAATTTAGTGGTCACGTTATCAGCTTCAGGAGGCAAGTGCTTGATATTATTCTTCATATTACCTAGCAATTGATTGTTATCTTCTACTTGCTGTTGCGTTTCTTCAAAGCCAGCGTTCATTTCATGTATACTCGCCGTCATATTTTCGATTTCTTCGGTGTGGAAAGAACCACCCAAACTACTATCAATGCCTGACATGACTTGTAACATTACATTCATATTTTTTGTAATCTTCTGCAGTATAGGCGACATCTTGTCATTGATTGATATTGTACTCTGTATCATCTACTTACCTCCCTCTCTTCTTACCTTTTTTAATTTTGGCTTTTTGTTTCTTTTCATTTTCAATCCGTTCTTTTATTAATACTAGGATTACTGCTTTTTCTCTTCTTGATAATCCATAATACTTTGATGGTTCCCAGTGCAATTTGTGCAAACAAAAATACAGGAGAGAACTTTCGCCTGGATTATCTTTCATTAGTTTTTTGCTTCTTCCTCCAGCTCTTCCATGTCTTGATTAAACCCACTCAATTTTAATATCTCAGATCCTAAAGTGTTAATTTCACCAGCATGCAATAACTTATATAATAGTTGTTCTGGGGTTGTTACTTTTGCTTTTGCAATTGTATCCGCATCCTTGAAATTGGGTTCCATACAACCTAAAAGAATGACCTGTTCAGTAAAACGCTTTTGATCAAAGTCAACTTTATTTTTCTTTTTTCTTGTAGTACACATCGTCTGTAAATTAGCATACACTTCACCGCCGATTGGCTTAATCTTAAATGTATGACAAGCTAAACGTTCGGATATCACCACTTCTTCTATCACTTCTTTGTTTGCTTCTTCTAACAAAAAATCCATTATAGTTTCTGCCATCATTTATCCTCCTATTTTACATGTTCGTTGGCGTAGTAAACGCCTCTAAAATATCAAAATCATCAAACGTAAAACTTACGTCTTCCTCCAATACACTGTCATCAACTGCTAATTTAGCAATCACAACTTCATCTAGATTGCAGTTATACAAAACAGTTGTTTGTTTTCCGATTGAAGATGTAGGATCTTCGTTTGTAATTGTAATCGTGAAATACGCATCAAGTCCCTTTTTTACATACTCCATCATAATTTTTCTAAACAATGATGTTGTATAGTAAATAGTCATACTCCCTGAACCAGTCCAGCCAGTCGCTTTATGTTGTTCTCCACGTTTACCTAGAGTCTTTACTGGCTCTTTGTTTTTTTCAACATTAGCCTCTAATTCTTTTAAATAAAATAAGGTTTCAATCTGACCGTTGTAATTAATGGTCGCCGTACCTTCTTGTCCACTAATCGTATCTTGAGCTAACAAAATTTTATCTGCCATAGCTTATACCCCTTTCTTAATTGACATTGACTGTCATATATAATTTTTCCATTGCATCTGCAGGTTGTACTGCTACATTTACAACAACACTATCGATTGACTCACCTTTGCTTACAACAATGTCGTCAGCCGTGAATTCCTGAATTGCACTCATCTCATATAGGCTGTTGAAGTAATTTACTAAATCCGCTTTAAAAAGTGTTCTGCCATTCTCTGTATTGTCAACTTTACCAATATAGGACATGTGGAACTTTTCGGATACTACATTTGCGATATCATCTAATACTCTAATCACTCTGTTTTTAGCAAACATACTATTTTTATCAACACCTGGATTCACAAGTGTATTGATATCCTGTTCGATAACCACGGCTCCATCTTGACGGTACGACAACACTAGTTTTCCAGATGTTAAGGCTTTTTCGATTTCCTCGTCTGTTAACTCATCAACGATCTCTGTTGCTCCGTTAATCACATGGTATGTATTTGATTGATTAACCGCACTTGATGCTGTTAATCCCGCTACATAACAAGCAAAGCTTTCGACTGGATATTCTACGGATCCAATTTTATACCCTTGGTTTACAGAGATAACTCCTTCGTAGTCTGCCTCTGGATAGTTGATTATAACGACTTGCGACTTACGCCCTTTGCTGTCTCTCATGTCTTTTACAACATCAACCGCTGCTTTTGCAATTGTTGGGATAGTAGTTGGTAAGATCATTGTGTTAAATGTGTAGCTTTTTACACGATTTAAAAAGTTCGTGTAATCACTAGCTACCGCAACTCCATCTTCACCGCCAGTGAGTGGGATTCCAGCAGATTCATTTAAATCCAAATCATTTTCCGTCACTGAGTCAAATATCACATAATTATTAGTTTTTAAACCACTGATATCCTCTACTGTTTGTGTATCCTTTAGAACACTGGATACATAGGTGTTTACTTTATATAAATCCCCATTTTTTACTATTTCTATTTCTATTTTATTTCCATAAGTACCTGGGTATATCGCTGTCGCAATTAAATTACCAACAGCTACTACTGCTTGTGCTCCTTTGCCATTACAACGATACACAAGAGCTGTTGGGGCGTTTGATAACACCTGTCTTAAATATTCCGCACTGTCTCCCTCACTTGTTGCACTTAATCCAATTAATGCCATAGCAGTACCATCTGCAAAATCTGTTGATTTTACAGTAATAATCTTATCTAATTGTCCCCAAGGTAGCACTAACGGAATTGCAACAACTCCTCTTACGCCACCAGTGGTGGATACCTGTTTAGATGCTTTAAAATTAATGTACGCTCCTGGACGTACTTTGTTTTGACCGGTAAAATTTCCTCCTGCCATAATTTATTTTACTCCTTCCTCTATTTCTAAATTTTTCATCGTTACTTCTTCATGCTCTTTTACATAAAAATGTAATTGATAAGTGATAAAAAAATGTAAAATGCAATCCTTGACTTCATAATAAATAGAAGTGCCTCGAATTTTACATCCTTTAAAATCAATCATTTCTAGCAAGAACTTTAAACGTTCCCCAACCTCATAGCATGTTACTTTATCTTCAACATCTTTTGGATAATAGCGAATACTAATAAAACTCTCTGATTGTTTTCGATTAAGAGTCGCTACTTGTTCATACCGTGAGGTGATTTCTTCTATAAAAAAAGCAGGAACTTTAATGTCCTGCTCACCATCAATTACTTTAACTAGTGAAATTCCATTCTCTGCTATTTCACTTTCAAATTCTTTTCTTAATTCACAACCTATTGTTGTTAATAAATCTAGTGTCATTATAAGCCATGCTCCTTTAAAAACTTAGTAAACTGCATATTAAAACGTTTAGGAATCTCTTTTTCTATATCCTTAATAGAACGTGTGAGCATATAGTAGGGCCTTGTATAGCCCCATCCATCTTTTGTTCTATATCTGTGTCCATATTCCACATATTCCGCATAATCCGCAGTGTTGTAAATTGTTATACTGACATTGATTCCATCCACCTTTACCTCTTTAAGATCCCAACTTCCTTTAAGATGCCGTGTACGTACTGTTGGATTCTGTAGTGAGTCATTCGTAGCATCTGTATTCTTCGTCGCCTTTGCCAAAGCTCTAAGCCCCATCTCTAATAAAAAATCAGAAATAAAAGCGGTAAAATCTTTCTCTGCACTAGTTAGCTTATCCCGATATTGCACAACAGCATCAAAATCAAATCCTTTCATTTGATTTTGTACTCATCTAACGAGAATGACGCCCTTCCTTTATATCTAGTTGGTTCTCCTGCTACCCCTTCATATACTGCATAATTTTCACATTTAATCATAATTTTATCGCCTTTCTTGATATCAATAGCCGATGAACAAAAAACGATTGCATTTGTATACTGCTGTAAAAAATCTTTGTTGCTATCAACCGAGGCATCTCTTTTGCTAAAACTTAGATGACATGGTAGATCCGTATATATTTCTTGTGGTTTTGATCCGATAACAATCCCATCTTCTAGAATACTAGCAGTACGTTTTACTGTCATTTCATCATTATCCAACATTCTTGATACAGTTTTCCCAAGCAAACTGCTATAACCCTTTATTGCCATTCTATCTTTCTAAACCTTTTTAGATCTGCTTTATAATTAAATAATAATCCATCTATGACATTAGACATATTGTGCTTATTGGCTATACTAACATCAGAACCATATGATATTTGAGTATCTCCTTCTTTGATACTGGTAATTGCTCCTGACACTTCAATATCACTCTTTTCCGATAGGCTATCATTTTCATATATTATTAAATCCCTAGTGATATTTGCCCATGTATATATCAAAGGATCTGGCACCTCAAATAAATGACAATAGTTTAAAATCTTTTGTTCAACTTCTGATAGGCATTCGATTAATTGATCATCAGCAAATGTAATTGTTTTAGGGAGTTTTCGTTTCAGTATCTTTAGTACTTCCGTCATCTTCTCCATCTTTACCAGCTCCATCTTCTTTAGGATCAATGGCTTTACCCTCAAATCCTTTTTTCTTTAACAAGGATTGGATCTTAGTATCCGCTGTTTCAAAGGTTCCATTCTTCCCAAAGTCAACAAGAGATTTTCCTTCACCCCAAATAATTCCTTTACCTACATATTGTAATTTAGCCATATATTAATTCCTCCTATTTTAAATTAAATATTTTAGAATGAACAAATTCAGGTCCATGATCTAATCCAGCTTGTCCAAAAATTTGATGTGTTTCTCCAGCCCCTGTTTTCGCTAATTCCTCTCGAAAAAAGTTTCCCTTACCTGGCACTGGTTGAGTTACTACATCAATAAACTTCATATCAAATAATCCAATCTCTGTATCTTGGAAAAATGGGTCGTACACAATTGAAAGTGTCCCAAAATCAAACATTACATCTTGAATGTTAACTCCACCAACTGTTCGAGAATCAGGTAATTTAAATCCTGTTTTTCTTTCATAAATTTCTGTAATCGCTTGTTTTTGATATGCACCACAATACAATTCCATAAGTTCAAATTGTGCACCATTTCTTGCCATCATTAGATACAAGGCTTTCAACATATCATAGGATAAAGCGTACTGATTTGCATCTAAAGCACTAGATTGAATTGCTTCAAACATGCCTCTTGTTTGATTAGCATCATTGTCATTAGTCGATAGGCGATAACTACCATACAAGAAAGTATGCTCCATATCACGTGCTATCTTCTTTAACCTAGCATCTGTTTGCCATGCTAATTCATCCGCTGGGTTTGCTTGCTGTCCAGCAGTGTTCAACCCACTTAAACGTGACCCATTAGACTGTTTAACATAAGAAATGGCTACTGTCTCATGAAAGATTTGAGTAACATTTTTCTTTTGCTCTCTCGCTATATAAGATGGATCTGGTGCTGTTAGTGATTCTACTTCACTAATTCTGGGAGTTGTTGGGTCTGGTAAATTGTAATGTTGGCCAGTTGTAAACTCATAATTTTGTGTAACCTTTCCTCCGTTGATTCCTCCAATTCTTGTTAGAAATGGGGTGTTTTTTGGATCAGATGTAAATATCTGACCTGCGTAACTTGGTAAACTTGTTGTAATAATTCCGTTTGGCATTTTTATTCTTCCTTTCTTAAATTAAATTAACACCATTCTGTGCTGCTTCAGCGATGATTTTAATTGCTTCGGTGTTATTTCCAGCCTCTCTAGCAGATTTTAGACGTTGATCATAGGTTAAATCTCCACCGTTTCCTACAATTGCTTGTGCTGGTACTAAACCACTTACATCAACAATTGGATCTTGTTCTGGGGTAGTAGGTTCTACTACGTTTTCTTCTTTGAATAAAAAAGCTTTTGATTCTTTTAGTGCAGTCACTTGGTCTTCAATTCCTACGATTGCACCGTCTTTACTAATTTTAATAGCCTTCATATCCAATTGACTAATGGTTAAATCTAAATCATGAACATTATCACCTAACACTTTTTCAACTGCTGTCTTAATCTTAAAATCATCCATTTCTTTTTTGTGGGTTGCTTCTTGAGTATCATATTTATCAGCCTTTTCCTTGTATGGATTTAATGTCTTTCCATGTTCTTTCATTATTTTATCGATAATATCTTTCTCAAGTCCTAGTCCCTCTAAATAACTTCTTTCCATTGTTTTTTTCCTCCTACGTTCTTTTTACGTGGTACGACCACGTGAGAGCATTTAAAAAGACAGTTTTACGTCATAGCCCAGGACGATACAAAAAAACACCCTACTTAGAGTGTTTCTCATCCGATAGAAATCCATTAACTATCATTCTATTTAATTCTTTTTTCTTTTTTACGTAATCTTCATACTGTTCTTTCATTCCTTCAGGTGCGTCTTCACTAACACCATTCATGAAACCTTTTTCATCGACAGTTACCCATTTAAAAAAATCAAGTTTAACACCTTTAGGAAATGTCATTTAAATTCCTCCTCAATCAGTCGGCAGATTTCTTTTGATAATTCAGAAGCGTTGTCACCATTTGCATAATAGTCACTTACAGCTTCGGCTAAACACTCTGAAGGAGTTTCTAATGCATATTCAGATATGCCCAATACCAAAGTTCTATAGTTTTTAGTCGTTCCACCTGATACATTTCTACATGCAGATATAACTAGTTGACCAGCAATAGTACACTCATCCCATAATTCAAATTTGTTTAAACTGTCATTCTCTTTGACAGCTTTCTCAATCAACGCTAGTTCGATCACGTGACCAGCTTCATGTGCACCAACTTTTGATATTTGATTCGAGGTAGCTTTTTGCATAGCTTGGTATGTTTGATATACTTCAGGATTAAATACAAGTGTGCCAGAAATGTCAAATCCTAAATATTCAACGTTCTTAAAAGCCGTAATATCTTTTACATACGATGATAAATCAAATCGATTGAGTACACTTTCAAAACCTTCTAGTGTTTCACGAACTGCATTTAGATTAAGCTCTGACATGTTATCATCGATACGAATACCATAATCCTTCTTGTAACGTGCGACTAAATCATTAAAATCTTCTTCTACTTGTATTTTATCAGTTGATGGCTCTTGTTGCAACTCTTCTTTTTTCGTCTTCCACTCTTTATAGGCGGTTTCACTATCGTCAAAGTTTTCAATGTCGAACGAATCTAGATCATCAAAGCCAGGAATCGTTGTACTACGGCAATGGTTGTGAAACGGAGGTGCCGTTACGCCTACTTCCCAATCCTCTAAATCATACATTTTGCCGTCTTGTTCTATACAAGTATCGGAGGTCTTGTGATCTATAGTAGCATCTATTTGGTATTTTTTTACTGAAGCTTTGTCGTAAAAAGACTTCTTTGCTTCTGAATTAAAAAAGGCTGCTTCGGTCTCTAATAGATTCCTTGCTGCCCTCTTTTTAACTCCAAATTTTTCTACCACTTCTTTTATTAATTTATCTGGGTTAGTTCCACTAAGTAGTGTGTTCTTTAGTTCGGTGTTTAAAAAATTAACTAGTTCTTTTTGATTGTCCCATATACGGTCACTAAATGTTTTACCATCCCAAGTCCATGCTTGACTGGTACACAATTGAGCTGTCTCATTGTCAATAATGTCAAATCTTGCGTTTGTTATACCTTCTAGAGTAAACGCATTTCTGTCATACGATTCTTTATACGTGTTATCCATAAGATTACTTGCTGTTTTTTGGTAAACGCTCGTTAACTCCGCAATTTCTTGATTAATTTGCGTTTGTAAAGTTTCTAATCGACTTACCCTGTGTACTGTTGATGCGTTTTGCAATTGCTCTGAGTACATTTGAGTATACTTTAATGTCTTACCTTTGGATATGTATTCCTCAAGTGACATTTGGTACGCTTCCCGTTCTTTAGTTGTTAGAATTTTTTTTGCATCTGCATATGATAAATTATTTTCATTAGAAAATCTGAAATAGAAATTATTGATTTGAGCTTCTATATTTTTTGAAGTCATATCATACGCTTGATACATAGCTAAAATTTCTTTTTCTATTTCCTTCCAAATGACTTTATCAATGTTTAATTCCCTTTGCCTCCAATAATTTTTATTTTTCTTTGCCACTTATTGGATTGTCCTTTTGCACTTTTGTAAAAGTATCTTTATACGGGTTGCTATCTACTTCTATTTCTTCTTTTTCAGCTATCAGCCGCTCTTCTACTTTTGAGTTGTACCAAGGGTGATTCTCCCTAACTGTCATATCATCAAGTAATCCAACACTACTTCTTACCATCTCAATTGCATCTTTCTCATTAATAATAATGTCACGATTTAAGGTAAGAGTTACAGTCTCCTTAGAAAAATCTTTACCAGTTACTACCTTCAAAGCCATATTAACGGTCTCTACTAATTTCTTAAAGCTTCTTTGTATCTCCGTTTCAAATAAATTACAATCGGTATCTAAATCAGCATACCGCATTTTAACTTTTTCTCCACTATCATTCCCCAAGGAAGCTTGTTGCATGTCTACTGCAGATGCATCTTCGTATATTTCTGCTCTTGTACGTTCCAATGTTTTCTCTACCGCATCCACATTTAGCGTACTCTCTAACGTCCTTACATCGCCATCCTCATCAACTTTAACAGCAAGAGAATTAACTAAATTTGTTACAAACGTTTCTAGATTCTCGCCACTATAGCCTTTTAGTATGTAAATTAATAATGGCAAATCAATAATCATATCCGCATTTGTACTAGCAATACGATTGTAGACATCGATTCCAGTTTTTACAAAATCAAGTAAAGGTTGCTCCTCCTCGTTGTAACGCAAAGGAACGATGGGCACTCTTGGCCAGTTATACTCTTGGCCATCTATCTTTAGATAATTTTGGTGTCCGTCATTTTGGAAAGTATCTAAAATGATATGATTGCCATGCAATTCATAATAATTAACACCGTTTTGCGTGTATTCTTCTACTTTCATTATCTCTTCACGTTGCTTATTGACATATTCAATGGTCCTATACAAGCGAACACCGCCGAGCAAATCCAAGTGTTCCTCATCTGCATAAAATGGTTTAAATGTGTGCGAATCAAACACTTTAAATTTAATCTTCTTTTTATCATCAATATAAACATACACGAAAGACGTTCCGCCTAAGATAGCATTCTTTCCTAACCTTGCAAATTGAGCAAGAAAAGAAGTGTCGAAAACCTCATCCAGTTGTTTTTGATATTCTTCATTTTCAGTTGTTATTGATGGTGTTTTACTTAATAGATATCCTATCTTTTGGTTAACAAACTTTCGGTAAACGGATCGTTCACGCTTCACATTTGATCGCCCAATTAATTCTTTGCCATTTAAAAGTCTTTGCTTCTGTTGGATATCTGTCTTACTTTTATAATATTCAAAAGACTTAATAGCATTTATTCGTTCAAAAGACCTTAGAAATACCAGTATCTCGCTTTCAAGTATATCTTTATCCTTCATTCCTGATTGTCCTACAAAGTTTCTTAACCTTGCTAATATTTGATCTGTTTGGTTTGGTCCAAACAAGTTTTCAATAGCCATCTTACCACTCCCTTTCTATCCCAATATTTCAATTTTAGGTTTACTACTAAATGGCTCAAATGCATAACGCATCGCATCCATTAAATGATTAAAATCATCAATAGGCTTATTAATTTTTTTACCAGCTTTGTTTACATCCCACGTATAGTTACTAATTTCTGTCAAGAAGTTAACGCACCTGGGGTGGATGATTATTTTATAATCTTGTATAAAGTCAATTCCGTTATTTACACTATCTCTTCCTTTCTTTGCAGATTTAATTCTGGATAAACCTAAATATTTTAAGCGATCATTTGATTTTGGTTCTGCATTTTCAGCCCTAATTGTTTCTTTTCGATAACCCATGTCTACTATGTTTTTATAAATCTTTTCATTTGATAAGCCATATTTGTACATTTCATCAAATACGTATATTGTTTTACCTTCAACATCTATCATACCTGCAAAGAAAGCCGATGGATCATTCGTATACCCATAGTCTAATCCAAATGCTGACTGAATCTTAGCTATTTTCTTTATTTCTTCTAAATCAAACTCAAGTTCTTCCCAGTTCTCATATACTAAGCCGTCAACAATTCCCCAGTTTCCTAATCCTGCAACTTGATACCTACGAGGATTGTCTCGTTTCATACGTTCAAATACTCGTAAATCGGCTTCGTCCAACCATTCATTTATCCTATAGTCTGTTGTGATTGCTAAAATATCAGAATCATTCTCAACATCGAAAAACCTTTTTTTCATCCAATGGTGTTCATTCCACGGATTAAATGTTAAAGTTATCTGTTTGAATAGTCCTGGAGACACTTCCCCACGAATTGATTCATCTAAAATATTGAAGTCATCTTCATTTAGAATCTCATAAGCTTCCTCGATCCACATCCAACATAAAAAACCCCAATCAACCGTAATTGAGGTTACTTTTAAAGGATCATCCAACCCTCTAAAATAGATTTTTTGTCCAGTCGGTTTGTATGTCATCTCCAATGGAGATTGCTTAACATCCCATTTATGGCTGACACCTAAGCGATTAATTGCCCATTTCAGTTCTGTAAAACATGAATCTTTAAGCGTTCTATAAGTCTTTCTAACAACTAATGTATTTGCCTCTGGATGCTTCATCATGTTATGGATATACCACAAAGCAGTTGTCTTAGATTTTTTAGAAGCACGTGATCCTTTAACGACTCGATATCGACCTTTAAAGTGCCAAAAGCGATTATACCCTTTACCGACTGCTTTCTTTAAACTTATTTTTTTACTATTCTTCTGTTTCGTCGTCATCTATTTCTATATCTTCTACTATGATGACTTGTGCAGTAGCATTCAGGTCTAGTTTTTGAGTAAAAATACCATTCGCTTTTCCGAGTAACTCTGCAGCTTGATTTCTGTCTCTTAGTCCAGGATCTAATCCAAATGCATCTTTTTCTTGTCCCCTCATCACTTTTGTCAAATACATCAGAATTTCACTTGTATTAGCTATTTCTATAGTCTCAAGGGTTTGCATTAAATCTCCAAGATACTCTTGCACACACTCTTTCTTAAACATCCTAGAGGCATTAACGGCTGCAACTATATCATCTTTACAATTATAAATCTCTCGGTAAGCCTTTGTTGCACTGAAACCATTTTGAATCCATTCATGTACTACCCTCTTCTGTTTGGGGCTTATGTTCTTTTGCTCTGCCATCGACCTCCACCTCGTTTCTTTTATAAATAAAAATAAGATGCTCTAATAATTGCATCTTACTATAAAATTCTTCCCCTTCTTTTGGTTTACCAGTATGAAGAGTATATTTAGTACATGTTTTATCTAGCTTTTCAGAATAAAACTGACTCTGATTGATGAAATACTGTTGCCCATACTTTATTTTCAAAGCGATAATTAATTTATTAATATGTGTTTGTACTATCATATAACTCCAGCCTTTCTGTATCCACCTAGTTGGTGCTTAATCATGTTTATTATAGTCCTGGAATCCAAGACGCGAATTCCTTTAAACCGCCATATGCTTTTCCCCAAGTACTATTTCTTTCTAAAAATTCAATGCCTTCTACAGTAATATAAGCATAATCACACCAAACATCAAATATTTCTCCTGAATCACTACTAGCCGACATTTTAAAATTTTCCGCATAATTTGCATTAATAATTGCTTTAATAACATCATGATATATGTCTTTCTCAACGTTAAAGCTCTCATTGTCAAATTGTTTATTTCCGTTATTTAATTCTTTTAAAATTGCATAAATAATCTTCTTTCTATCAATTGTCATTTTTCATCCTTCTCCTTTCCCAAATTATACCAAAAAAAGACACTATTGCATATAGCATCTTTTCTATATTCTCAAGGAGGAGAATGCGTATGCGGTTTTCTTCATAAATCCACACTATCATAATAACACATTATTTGTTACGATTTGTTACGACTCGTATAGATCCCACAGCTTTTTTATGTACGACACTTACATGATGGCGACTATTATAAGGCATTGTTCTTGCAATCTGCTCTAATGTTAGACCGCCAACATACCTATGCCATAAAACTCTCCTATAATCTGCATTAGGTGCAGTATCAATAGCTCTAATTACTCTGTTTTTAGCTTTCTCTGCCCTTTTTATTTCACTTGTTAAATTGTTCAATACTCTCTCAATCTCTGCTATAGCGGTAGGAAAAGAACCATTTCCATTAAGATTGTCTGGTGTTCTTGCTATCGAGCCTCCTACACGGTCTCTCATGCTTTCATACCGCTCTTTTTTTACTTCTAAAGTATTTATTCTATCTTCATGATATTGATAGCTTTTTAAAAATTCCACTTTTTTCTCATAGTCCATCGATTCCCCACCTTTTTTATTTGCAGATTTTCAAGTCCTTATACAGAGATTTATAGTAATCTCTTTCTTTGCTTAGCTCATCTACGTATTTTTGATAATTGTCAAACTCTAAAACAAGTAATGGATCTATATCGCATAAAGCATCACTCATTTTCTGTATTGCTTTTTTACTTGGTTTTTTCATTCAATCACCTCCTCATAAGTCTGTTCAAATATATCTGGCTTGCATGGATAGATTTCACCTTGTACACCCTTGATAATGTAATCTCCGATACTAGCAGTCATGATACCTTCTAAGGTTTCTATATTTATGTACGAACCTAATTCTTTGCGAGTAAAGCTTTCAACAAAAGTGTTCGCAGACACATT